TGCTGGCTAAGGGCGGCGGCAACACCATCATCAGCCGCGCCGCCGATCGTCAGGGCCAGTGGCACGACTACTATCGCCTGCCGTTCGGCTTTTGCCTGATCGTCAGCCAGCAGGATTGGCACAGGTCACGCCGCGCCTAACCCCTTCCTCGCATAAGCGGGGCCTTTTCATTTCCAGCGGCGCACCTTCAGAGCTGACACGGGGTAGGCGCAATCTCAGTGACCGATGCGCGGGCGACCGCGTTAAAGCTGCGCGCCGCTGTGCCCTCGGGCAGGCATCATCGCGGCCAATCGGACACGTCCCCGTGTAATCCATCGGCGGCTGGCAATAGCGACGATATCCGACGGCGACCAATCTATTCGTGGAGCTTGCTGGACGCGTCGCTTGCCGCCCACGCTTCGTAGGCCCCACTTCCCTTGCTGGGGAACATTTTGAAAAAGCAGCTCTTCGTAACCTCAAAGGCCTCATCTACGGAATGAGGTCGGTTCGATGCGCCAACGATGCTGGCGGCCAGCGTGGCAGCTGCAAGCCACTGGGCGGCGGTGATTTCCTGCATCCGCTTCTGATTTTCGAAATGTTCCTGCATCGCCATTTGGCATCGCCCTCCATTTGACTGGAGACTGACACCTCCACAGCAAAAGGCAAGCAACAGCTATGGCGTTCCTCGAATTCACGTTCCAGTCGTTCTGGCACTTCGCTGGCGTGCTGATGCTGCTCGGGCTCGTAGTGCAGGCGCTGGGGATGATCGTCGCCGGCGTCAAGCGCTGACTTGCCCCGCAAGCTCCGCACCCTCAAGCCCCTGATCTCCACGATCAAGCCGCGGATCGCTACCGCTCACGAAATCAGAGACACCGCCTACACCGCGACCCCGTGGCGCCAGTGGTACAAATCCACCAGGTGGCAGCGGCTTCGGATCGAGGTGCTGACCCGCGACCTCTACACCTGCCAGCAGACAGGCGTGCTCCTCGTCGGCAAGGCTGGTGCACCGGATAGCCCGGTAGTCGACCACATCAAGCCGCATCACGGCCGGCCCGAACTGTTCTGGGATCCGGACAACCTGCAGGCCGTCACCAAGGGCTGGCACGACAGCGAGAAGCAGAGGCAGGAGCGCAATGCGAGCGAGTAAGTGGGACGCTGCCTGGGAAGCATACCTAAAGGCCGGTGGGCTTCGAGGCGCGATCTTGTTCGGCAAGGTGATGGGCATGGCTGCGCGCACAGCCACTCAGACGTTCATCGTCGTTCTGCGAACCATGGGTGTCGTCTAGGGAGAAGCGGGCATGACCAAGCTAAACACCGCTGAGGTGCACGAACGCCGGCATCGTCGCATCTTCGATAAACGCGAGCTGGAGTCGATCATCACCAACTTTGTGCACCACGAGATCAATGACCTGAAGCTCGGCGGTGAGGTGAAGGCTGTCGACTACCAGTTGAAGTTTGAGGACGCGACCGAGGGTTCGCCAAGCTACAAGGTTGGCACCCGGTGCATCGTGGATGTCATTGAGGTTTTGACGTCGCCCGAGCGCCCGTGAAACGGACACTGCAGGACATGAGCGCGGTGAGGCTCAAGGCTTAGCCATCACGGCGCCCCACACCCTTGTAAGCGGTCACCCCGCGGTCAGCGCACAGTCTGGCAGCGTGCGCTACTGACGCCTCATGAGAGCTGAACCGATCCATGCGCTCTCTCCCGTGCGCATCGACATATGAGACCAGGTAGGTTGGCTTCCCGCCTCCCCACCCCACACGCCCGGTACGAACAACAATATCCATCCTGATGATCCTTTCTGGTCATCGAGTTTCCTAACAAATCGAACCCTACCGACGGATGGTTTCCGCCGTCGCATGGGGGGGGGCGGTCGAAAGTCTGCAACATCGATCGGCGCTGGACCGCATCCCCTCTCACGCAGAGATTTTTTCCTCCCTCAGAATTGGGAGTGCGAACCAAGGCTGATTTCAACCCATGACCGACGAAAAGCAGCCCGTCGACTGGGACGGGATCCAGCGCGAATATTGTTCCACAAACCGCAGCATCCGCGAGATTGCTGGCTGGTTTCAGATCTCCGACACGGCCATCCGCAAGCGAGCCAAAGCCGATGGCTGGGTTCGCATGGAAAAGCCGAAAGGTTCGCATCTGCAAACCGGCGCGAACCTGCCGGTAGTGGAGGGCCCGAGGGAGCCGCCCAAGGTCGAGGAAGTTATCGGGCGCGGTCGCAATCTGATCGACCGGCTGATGGATGAGCTGGACGCCGAAACGTTGCACCGTGGCGAGCTGGAGACCATCATCCAGATGAACGAAACCGACCCGGCGCGGGTGCATGCGCTGCGCCAGGCGGTATCGCTACCGGTGCGTGCCAAGACGCTGCAGACGCTGGCGCTGGCGCTCAAGACGATGGGCGAGACGGCGGCACCGGAAGGCAAGAAGGCGCAGCGCAAGAGTGCGGCCGAGGCATCGACGGCGCCGGGCGGCAAGTTCGCGCCGCGTCCCGGCCCGCCGCATTTGGTGGTGAGCAATAAGTGACCCCCGAGTGGTCGACCGCTTGCCCAGATTGGGAGAAGCGGATCGTCGCGCAGCGGTCGCTGATCCCATTCAAGCCGCTGTTCCCCAGCGAGGCCGAATATGCGCTGCGGATATTCAAAGCCCTGAAGGTGGTGGACCTCCCGCAGGTGCTGGATGCGCAGACAGGCGAGTTGCGGCACCAGACGTTCGGTGAAGTCTGCGACCAGTGGGTGTTCGATTTCGTTGCGGCGATCTTCGGCTCGTATGACGCCGACACCGGCAAGCAGCTGGTCACCGAGTTCTTTCTGCTGATCTCGAAGAAGAACACGAAATCCACGATCGCAGCCGGGATCATGCTCACGGCGCTGATCATCAACTGGCGGCATGAGGAAGAATTGCTGATCCTCGCGCCGACCATCGAGGTGGCGCAGAACAGCTTCAAGCCGGCGGCTGCCATGGTGCGGGCCGATCCCGAGTTGGACGCAAACGCGGGTGAGGGCGGGTTCCTCACGGTGCAGGATCATCTCCGGACCATCAAGCACCTCGGCAACAATGCCATGCTCAAGGTGGTGGCGGCCGACACGGATACCGTGTCGGGCAAGAAGTCGGGTCGCATTCTGATCGATGAAGTGTGGGTGTTCGGCAAGCGTCCGAACGCTGATGCGATGCTGCGCGAAGCGACCGGTGGACTTGTTTCGCGGCCCGAAGGTTTTGTGATCGGTCTGTCGACCCAGAGCGATGAGCCTCCGGCCGGCGTGTTCAAGGCAAAGCTCGATTATGCCCGCCAGGTGCGGGACGGCTTGATCGTCAATCGCAAGTTCCTGCCGGTGCTTTACGAGTTCCCGGCCAAGATGATCGAGACCAAGGCCTATGAGGACCCGGCCAATTTCTATGTGACCAATCCGAACCTCGGGCGCTCCGTCAGCCAGGAATGGCTGGAAGATGAGATGGTCAAGGAACTGTCGGGCGATAAGACGACGCTGGCGACGTTCCTCGCCAAGCATCTAAACATCGAAATCGGCATGAACCTGCGGGCTAACCGCTGGGCCGGCGCCGACTTCTGGCCGCTACGTGTCGACCCGGCGATCGGCACCCGATTGATAGACCTGCCTGCCTTCCTCGACATGTGCGAGGTGGTCGTTCCGGGAATCGACGGCGGCGGCCTCGACGATCTGTTCGGTCTTACGCTGGTCGGGCGGCACAAGGTGACACGGGACTGGCTCGCGTGGTCACATGCGTGGTGCCACAAGGGCGTGCTGAAGCGGCGGCAGTCGATCGCGGCGCGGCTGCGCGACTTCGAGGCTGCCGGCGAACTGACCATCGTCGATGACGAGTTGTCGGACATTTCGTCGATTGTCGCGATCATTGGTGACATCAAGACACGCGGCCTGCTGGCTACCGTGGCCGTCGACCCGGCGGGGCTGGGCGAGATGATCGAAGCGCTGGCGGAGATCGGCATTACCCAGGAAGACGGGACGCTGGTCGGCGCGGCGCAAGGCTACGCCATGATGAACGCGATCAAGACCGCGGAACGGAAGCTGACCAACGGCACGATGCGCCATTCCGGTTCGAAAATGATGGATTGGTGCGTGGGCAATCTCAAGATCGAGCCGACAGCAACGGCGATCCGCGCGACGAAGCAGAATGCCGGTGACGCGAAGATCGACCCGGTGATGGCCCTGTTCGATGCGGTGACCGTGATGGTGCGGAACCCCGAAGCCTCAGGGCGGTCAATCTATGAAGAACGCGGCATTCTGACCGTCTAGGAGCGCAGATGGGATATCTCAAAAATCTGCGCAACGCCGTTTTGGGCAAGCCGCAGGCCAACACCACCTTTGACCTCACGGCAATGACACCGGAGCAGGTGCGCGACTTTCTGCGCATCGGCGGCTCGATGGAGACGGCGTCCGGGGCGGTGGTCAACGACAACTCGGCGATGCGGGTGGCGGCGGCCTGGCGCTGTGTGAACATCATTTCGGGTACAGTCGGCTCGCTGCCGTTGGATCTGATCAAGCGTGAGAGCGAAAAGGTTCGCCGACCCGCTGTCGGGCACCCACTCCGACGGGTGCTGACGGTGAAGCCGAATGTCTGGCAGACCCCGAGCGAATTCCGCCGGATGATGCAGACCCACCTTTTGCTGCGCGGCAATGCCTATGCGCTGAAGGTGCGCGCCGGTCGCGATATCGTGGGGCTCATCCCGATCATCCCTGACCGGGTGTTGGTCGAACAACAGCCCGACCTGAGCCTGCGCTACCAGGTGACCCGTCAGAATGGCTCGCGCGTCACGTATCAGCAGTCCGAAATCCTGCATCTTCGCGGCATGACGCTAGACGGAGTGAAGGGGCTCTCGGTCATTTCTCACATGCGGGAAAGCCTTGGGCTGGCTCTGCAGGGCGAACTGGCCAGCGCCAAGCTGATGAAGAACGGTCAGTTCGTAACCGGGGTGCTCGCTCATCCAAGCAAGCTGAGCCCGGAAGCCTACGCGCGGCTCAAAGCGTCAATCGCCGAAAATAGCGGCAGCGAAAACGCAGGCTCGACCCGCATCCTCGAAGAGGGGATGAAGCTCGAGTCAACCGGCATGAACGCCACGGACATGCAGTTTCTCGAGCAGCGCGATTTCCAGCGCTACGACATCGCGATGTTCTTCGGCGTGCCGCCGCACATGATCGGCGCTACGGAAAAGGCAACGAGTTGGGGCTCCGGCATCGAACAGCAGGGTATCGGCTTCGTCACCTATACGCTCAATGACTGGCTGGTGACCTGGCAAGAGGCGCTCAAGCGCGACGCCATTGATGAGGCGGAGTGGGACAGCATTGACGTGCGGTTCTTCCCGCAGGCGCTGCTGAAGGGTGACAGCAAAGCGCAGTGGGACGCGTTCGTGCGTGGGCGCCAATGGGGCATCTACAACGCCAATGACGTCCGGGCGCTTCTCGACATGAACCCACGTACAGACCCTGGCGGCGACGAGTACGCGGTACCGCCAAACCAAACCATCGACGCGGGCGCCGACCCTGTCCCACCCGAAAAGACCGGAGAGCCGAAATGAGCCTGCGCGACTTGCCGACGGCCAAAGCCTTCCAGCGGCCCGAGGGGTACACCTGGGATGCGCCGCCCGTTGCCTTGCACGAATGGGCCGAACGTCCGCTCGCCGCTGAGGGCGACAATGCCAACACCGTCTCGATCTACGGTGTCATCGGCGAGGACTACTGGACCGGCGAAGGCTTCACCGCCAAGCGCATGGCCGGAGCCCTTCGATCGGTCGGCAAGAACGCCGTAACAGTCAACATCAACTCGCCGGGCGGCGACATGTTCGAGGGGCTCGCGATCTACAACTTGCTGCGCGAGCATCCTGCCGAAGTGACGATCAAGGTGATGGGCGTCGCCGCTTCTGCGGCGTCGATCATTGCCATGGCCGGGGACAAGGTGCTGATGGGCACCGGCGCCATGATGATGATCCACAACGCTTGGGGCGTAGTCGTCGGCAACCGGCACGATTTCGCTGATGCGGCCGACGTGTTCAACACCTTCGACAGCTCGATGGCCGAAATCTACGCCGACCGCACGGGTCTCAAGGCCGAAGAAATCCTGACGATGCTCGATGGCCCCAGCCGGTCGAGCGATGGCACGTACATGACCGCCGCCGAATCCATCGACAAAGGCTTCGCCGATGGCAGCTTCGAGGCCAGTGAAAGCGCGGACACCAAGGCGAGCGCTTCTGTCCCGGCAGACCTGATTGCTCGGCGCCGCACCGAGGCCGCGCTGGCCAAGGCAGGAATGGGGCGCAAAGAGCGCTTCGACACTCTCAACTCTCTTTCGGGCCAGCGTGATGCAACCCGACCCGCCGCGCGCGATGCAGGCAAACTGGCGGTCGAGATGACTCGACTGCTCGCAAACTTCAAAAACTAGGAGACAGCAATGTCTGAACATGTGAACCCGCGCCTGGTGCGCGGCATCGCATCGGTGCGCGCGGACGCCAACGACCCCGCTGCCATCGTGGCGAGCCTCAATACTGCCTTCGAGGAATTCAAGGCGAAGAACGATGAACGTCTGGAAGCCCTCGCAAAGGGCAAGGCGGACACCGTTCTGAACGAACAGGTGGACCGTATCAACGCCACCATCACCGATCTGCAGGGCAAACTGGCCGATGTCGCCAATCGGGCGGCCGGCGCCAACCTCGGCGGCAATGGCGGTGATGTAGGCGATATCGCCAAGGCGGCCAAGGCTTTTGCCAAAGAACGCGGCCTACCCGAACTGAGCGTCGACGATTTCCAGGCCTACACTGCCGGCCTCGAGGTCTACATGCGCCGCGGCGGCAACACCCCCCGCGACGTGATGGCGGCCATGTCGGTCGGCTCCGATCCCGATGGCGGCTACACCGTCACCCCGGACACCTCGGGCCGCATGATCAAGAAGATCTTCGAAACCTCACCCATGCGCCAGGTCGCTTCGGTGACCACCATCGGCACCGATCGCCTCGAGGGCTTCAAAGACCTGGGCGAAGGCACTGCCGGTTGGGTGGGCGAGACCGCCCCGCGGCCGGCCACGGGCACCCCGCAGCTCGGCAAGTGGGAAATCCCGGTGCACGAGCTGTATGCGTTCCCGCAGGTGACGCAGAAGCTGCTCGATGACTCGATGTTCAACGTCGAGACGTGGCTCGCCGACAAGTCGTCGGACAAGTTCACCCGCACCGAGAACGGCGCGTTCCTCAATGGTGACGGCATTCTCAAGCCGCGTGGTCTTCTGACTTACGATACCGCGCTCACCGCCGATGCAACTCGCCCCTGGGGCATATTCCAGCACGTTCTCACTGGCACTGACGGCACGTTCGGCTCGGCGACCAACGGCACCGATAAGCTGATCGATCTGGTGTATGGCGTGAAGGCGGGCTACCGCGCCAATGCCAACTTCATGGCGGCGCGCTCCACCATTGGCGCCATCCGCAAGATCAAGGACGGCCAGGGCAACTATGCCTGGCAGCCGTCTCTGAACGCCATGTCGGGCGGCACCATTCTGGGTTTCAACGTGGTCGAGGCTGAGGACATGCCGGTCATGGCCGCCGGCAGCCTGTCGCTGGCGTTTGGCGATTTCCGCGAGGCGTATCAGATCGTGGATCGCGTCGGCATCCGGGTGCTGCGTGATGCGCTGACCAACAAGCCCTACGTCGGGTTCTACACGACCAAGCGGGTTGGCGGCGACGCGATCAACTTCGAAGCCGTGAAGTTCCTGAAGTTCGGCGGCTAACAGCCATAGCTGGGTCGGATGGTCTGACCCAGCCCTCACTCATTTGATGAAAGGATCCGCGCCATGCGTGATCTTGCTTCCAATCTGGGTGTGGCGCTTGCGCTGTCGCCCGCCGTTCTCGCCGCCACTACCAAGGGCAATGCGGTCGATCTTCGTGGCTTCGATAGCGCCATGCTCGTGGTCAATACCGGGGCCATTGCCGGCTCCGGCGACTACACCGCCAAGCTTCAGCATTCGGCGACGACGACGGACGCCGATTTCGCTGATGTCGCCGCTGCCGATCGCATCGGGACGCTGCCTGCCACTCTCGAGGCCGACACGTCTTACCAGCAGAGCTACATCGGCTCCAAGCGCTACATCCGCGTGGTGGTGACCAAGAACAGCGGCACGTCGGTCGCTGTCGGCGTAGCGGTGGTCAAGGGCAATGCCAATCAGCATCCCGTCGCCTGACTTTTCACTGATGTGGCCGGGCATGTGGTCCGGCCACGCAGTTCAACCGTGAGGATCGCCATGCACCGCCCGGTTCTTGTCACCGCACCTGCTCTCATGCCCGTATCGCTTCTCGAAGCCAAAGAGCAGTTGGCGGTTGACGCCGACGATCACGATGCACTGATTTCCGGGTATATTGCCGCGGCGGTCGACCACCTGGACGGTTGGACTGGGATCCTCGGTCGAGCGCTGGTTGAACAGACCTGGCGACAGGATTTCGATGGCTTTGCGGGCGTGCTGCGGTTGCCGCTCGCGCCGGTGATTTCCATCACCAGCATCGTTTGGCGCAACGCTGACGGTGAACTAGCGACCGTTCCCAGCGACCATTACACGCTGATGGTCGACGACCTCGGGCCGTTGGTCAAATTCAAGAGCAGGTTTGCTGCACCGAGCAGCCTGAACGAAACCGCTCCTGTCGCGGTGACGTTCCTCGCTGGCTATCCCTCCATCGCGGCAGTGCGCGCGGACAACGACGTGCCCGAGGTTCCGGCCCAAAGCACCGTGCCGGCGGCGATCAAGGCGGCGATCCTCATCCACGTGCGATTGATGTTTGACGCCTATCGCCTCGGCGAAGGCGCTGGACCAATTCCGATGGCGGCGATCGACAGCCTGGTCGCTCCCTTTCGGCGGGTGCAGTTCTGATGCCCCGCGTCCGGTTCACATCCGATTTCGACTTCAAGCCGATGCCGCAGGTGACCATGGCCTATCGAAAAGGCTGGTCGGGACTGGTCACGACGCCATGCGCCAATCAGGCGGTTGCCGCCAAGAAGGCGGCGCGGGTCGGCAAGACAAAAGCGGCGCCTGCGCATGCCGACAAATAACCGGGCGGCAGGCGCACTGCGCAACAGACTGACGTTCCAGTCACGCGGTCAGGAAGCGGATGGCTGGGGTGGTGAGCCCAAGGCGGCGGGAGCGTTTGTCGATCGCTTCACCGTATGGGCGGCCATGAAACCGCTTCACGGGTCCGAAGCGGTGCAGGCCGCGCGTCTCACCGGGCGTCAGCCCTACATCGTGACTGTCCGGCAGTCGTCGGACACTCGGCAGATCAAGACGGGCTGGCGGATCGAGGATGCCCGGCAGCCCGGCCGATACCTCAACATCACGGCGCTGAGCGATCCGGACGGCCAGCGTGCCTGGCTCGAAATCCTCGCGACAGAAGGGGAGGGCAGCTGATGGCGGCGACGATCAAGGGCCTCGATCGGCTGGCACGCAAGATGCGGAGCATTCCGGAGGCCGTGAAGGCGGCAGTTCGAAGCGACCTCGAGCGGTCGGCGGAAGAAGTCGTGTCCATGATGAAGTCGCTGGTGACCAGTGACCGGGTTCGCGCCACGATCGGCTGGACCTGGGGACAGGTGCCGGACGGGGCGATGACACTCGGTCGTGTCAAGGCATCGAGCGGCCGGATGACGATCACGATCTATGCCGGCGACAACTCCACCTTCGTGGGCTCACGCGAGCAATTCCAACTCGCGGCGTTGCTCGAATTCGGCACCAAGCCGCACAAGAACGAGGGCATGTTCGCCGGCAGCCAGCACCCGGGCACTGCGCCCGCGCCGTTCTTCTACATCAGCTATCGGGCCAATCGGAAACGGGCCGCGTCGTCGGCCAAACGCGCCATGAAGAAGGCGCTCAAGAGCGTGGCTCAGGGATGACCCAAGACCCTCGGTATGACCTGATTTTCGCGGCTCTCGCGAGGCTGCGGACAGCGCCGGCCGTCGTGGCGCTGATCGGCGACAAATTGTTCGACCGGGTGCCGGAACCGGATCCGGAAATGCCCTACGTGACGCTCGGGCCAAGCACAGTTCTGCCGGCCGACGCCGACGGCATACCCGGCGTTGAAGTGTCGTTCCAGTTGGACATTTGGAGCGAAGGCGCCGGTGAGGCTTTCTCATCGGTGGAGTGCGGGAAGATCGCCGACGCGATCCGCCGCGCTCTGCATCAGGCCGAACTCGAACTGGGTGGCAACGCCCTCGTGACCCTTGAGCATCGGCTTACCCAGTTACTCCGCGACCCGGACGGTATCACGCAGCACGGGGTCGTGCAGTTCGAGGCGGTTGTCGAGACGCCCTAGCTCTCTCGACGCGATCAACACAGAGGAGGCCTCTCATGGCCCAACCGATCACTATCAGGGGCGGCAAAGTCCGTGTCCTGCTCGGCACGCCGGACGCTGACGACGGCCCCATGGTCTACGCGGCGCCGTGCGGCTTCACCTCGAAGTCGCTGACCTTCAACAAGGCGCTGGACGAGTCCCAGGTGCCCGACTGTGACGACCCCGACAAGGTCGACTGGCTTGGCCGTGATGCTGTTTCGCTCAGCATGTCGATCAGCGGCGAAGGCGTGCTGGCGGCGGGGTCGGTCACGACCTGGCTCGATGCGTGGGAAAGTCCTGACAGTGTGCCCGCAAAGATCGAGGTTCAATTTCCGGCCAAGACGATCACCTGGACCGGGCTGCTGCACGTCGAAACTTTCTCGGCAGAAGCACCCAACGGCAAGCGCGTCACCAGCTCGGTCAGCCTCCAGTCTGACGGCGCGATGACGAGGACCTCTGCGTGAGCCGGCTCGGCCGCATCGGGCCGCTGCCGTTCGCCGACGGGGACTATGAGTTCGCCCTGAACTGGGGCGAGCTTATCCTGTTGCAGGAGGCGGTGGACGCCGGCCCATTCGCGATCCTGCAGCGCCTCTCCAGCGGTGAGTGGCGCATCGAACACATCTCGCATGTCATTCGCCTCGGGCTGATCGGCGCCGGCACAAAGCCGGAGAAGGCGCTTCAGCTGGTGCGCTCTTACGTCGAGGCCCGCCCGCCTGCGGACAGTCTGCCGCTCGCGCAGGGCATCCTCTTCGCGGGCGTGCAGGGTGCACCTGACGAACCTGTCGGTGATGCACCGGGGGAAGCCGAGGCGCCGGAGACGGAGAGCGCCTAGACGATCTGCCGAACGGCAAGATCCGAATTGCTCACGTCTTCGGCGCCGGCGCTGCAATGGGTTGGACGGCCAGCGACGTCAGGGCCGCCAGCATGTGGGAATTTGCTGCGGCACTCGACGGCTATGTTCGGGCGAACTCGCCGAGCAAGGGCGACAAGCTGACCGAACAGCAGAAGGATGATCTGTTCGACTGGCTGGAGCCGGAAGGGCACGACGCGCCCGGCAGGTTCTACCGATATCGGTGGGACGGGCAGGGCGTGCGGGTTGGGTGAGGCTAGCGGCCGTCATCCGGCAGTCGACCGACGTAGTGCATTTCGCGCCCGACCAGCATTAAAACCGCCCCGATGACCGCAATGGTCGCGAGGGCGGCATACAGCCAGATCGGCGCGCCGGAAGGCATAGTCGGAACGTTCGACGGATCGATATCTAGGCGCCGCAAGGTCGCGTCGTACCGCAGGTCTCGAATGTAGCCGTCGACTTGGGACTGCGCCACAAACGCCATCACCGTCACAGCGGCGCTAGCCGCAAGAAACAGGATGGCCCCGACCATGCCCATGGTCGTGAATTGCTGCCGCCCGTGGAAATTGAATTCGCGATAGCCCACCGCGCGCTCCCCTCAAACCGTCAAGTAGCGAGACATTATGGCGACCGACATCGAAAAACTAGTCGTGCAGATGTCCGCGGAGTTCCGCGACTTCAACAAGCAGTTTGCCGCCGCGAACGGCGTCGCATTCAAGCAGTTCAACGCGATCCAGAAGAAGGCGCGCGAGACCGACAAGGTCTTGAACTCCATCGGTCAGAACATGGCCCGCAATCTGGCCATGCCGATCTCTGGCATTGGCGCGGCGCTGGGCGTGCGCGAGCTGATCAGGCTCACCGATACGTGGACGGATCTGAACGGCCGCGTGCGCATCGCTACGGGCAGCCAGGAGGCGGCCACCGAGACGATGGGCCGGCTGAGCGACATCGCGCGGCGTACCTATTCCAGCTTTGAGCTGACCACCGAAAGCTTCCTCGGCAACGCCCAGGCTCTCAAGGAGCTTGGCTATACCACCACCCAGCAGCTCGATTACACCGAGGCGCTGAACAACGCTCTGGTGGTCAGCGGCGCCAAGGGCGAACGCGCCCAGCAGGTGCAAGACGCGCTGTCGAAGGCGATGGCGCTCGGCACGCTGCGCGGCAAGGAACTGAACACCGTCATCAGCACGGGTGGTCGGGTCGCTCAGGCGCTCGCGGCCGGTCTCGGCGTCAGTACGAATGCCCTACGCAAGTTGGGTGAAGAAGGAAAGTTGACCTCATCGAAGGTCTTCAAGTCGCTCACCTCGCAGTCGGAGACGCTGCGTCGGGAAGCCGATGGCATGCAGGCCACGATTGCTGACGCGGCGCAGCTCGCGCGGAACAGCTTCCTTGAATATGTTGGCGGCATGGATCAGGCGGCCGGCGCATCCGCCAAGATCGCGCAGGCGATCATCCTCGTGGCCGACAATATGGACACGGTCGCGAACGCCACACTGATCGCCGCGGAAGTGATCATCGGGGCGCTGGCTGGCCGGGCAATGTTCCAAGCGATAGGCACCGTTGGGTCGGTTGCAGTCGCGCTGAAGAAGTTCATCGAAATCGCGCGCACGGCGCAGGGCCTCACCGGGCTCGGCGCGGCGTTTGCTTCTTTGGGCGCGGCGGCAAATCCCATCGCGCTTATTGTCGGCGGAGCAGCAGCGCTGGCCGTCGGGCACTTCGCAAGCCAGGCGATGGAAGCCGAAGCGCGAACGAAGCTTTACAACGCGACACTCGTGCGGCTCGGGATAGTCGCGAAAGACGCTGCCGAAGGCGTAAACGAGGCCGCTGCGGCGCAGGAACGACTGAACACAGCGAAAGGTATCGCCGAGTTCAAACAGGAAACCGAGGCCGCCAAGGAGAAGCTCGGGCAGTTCACGCACGAGGTCGAGGACTTCCTTGAGGTGTGGGATGCCCTTGCTGCGCACGGTAACGAAACCGCCGCGGAGTTGGCGACGCTCTATCGGAAAATGCTCGACGGCAAGATCCCGGCTGATCGACTAAAGGACGCTCTCGACCAACTCGCGAAGAAGCAGCCAGAATGGGCGCGCCAGATCGCCGAACTTCAGGATCTGGCCGCCGAGTATTACAACGCCGCTCGAGCCGCTGGCCTGCTTGCCGCTGAGCAGGCCAAGCAGGGTGTGCCAAAACCTGAAGACTTTGGCGGCAAAGCCGACTTCGTGCAGTTCGCCGGGCAGCGCGCCGAGGGCCAGAAATGGCTGTCGGAACAAGAGCGTCGCAATGCCCTGACCAAGGAGCAGCGCGACCTCGAGGATGAGATCGCGCGGATCCGCAAGGACATGCCGAGCGGCGCGTTCCTTTCGGACAGCCAGGTCTCGATCCTTGCTCAGCACAACCTTGCGACCAAGGCCGGCGACAAGAAGGGGCACAAGACCCAGTCGCCCGGCGAGAAATATGTCGACGCATTCTTCCAGACCTCCGGCAGCCTGGCCGACCTGCAGCAGCAGATTGCCCTGCAGAAAACGCTCAACCCACTGGTCAACGACTACGGGTTCACGATGGAGAAACTGCGCGTCCAGCAGGAATTGCGGAACGCTGCGACCAAGGCCGGGCTGACGCTCGACCCCGCCCAGAACGCCGCTATCGACGCACTCGCCACCGAGTACGCCACGGCCACGGTCGAGGCTGCGAAGCTGACCGAGGCACAGGGCGCCGCGCGTCAGTCGATGGAAGACTGGTTCGCCCTCGGCAAGTCGGCGACCCGTGGGTTCATTGACGATCTCGTTGCCGGAAAGTCCGCCGTCGAGGCGCTGGGCAACGCCTTTGCGAAGCTCGGCGACAAGCTGCTCGACCTCGGGCTCAACAGTTTGTTCGGTACCGGTTCGGGTTCGAAGCCGTTCGGGTTGCTCGGCGACATGCTGGGCTTCGCTGATGGCGGCTACACCGGCCCCGGTGGTCGCAATCAGCCTGCCGGCGTCGTCCACAGGGGCGAGGTCGTCTGGTCACAGAAGGATGTCGCCAAGGCAGGCGGCCCGTCCGTGGTCGACGCCATGCGCCGCGGCCTTGCAGGCTACGCGAATGGCGGCGTCGTCAACATGCGCATGCCGGTCCTGCCGAAGATCCCCCAAATGGCCGGGCAGGGTAGTTCCGGCCCACGGTTCGAGATGCCGATCCATATCGATGCGCGCGGCGCCGACGAGGCCGCCATCGCCCGCCTCGAGCGTGGGATCGGGCGGATGCAGGCCGAGTTCGAAGGCCGCGTCCGCAAGATCGTCCGCGAGCGACCGCAGAAGGGTTGGTAGATGGCACTCACCGAGCCGCTTGATCTGCTCAGCACCTTCCCCGGCTGGTGCACGTCGTTCGATCTGATGGCGCGGCAGGAGCAATCCCGTCACGCTTCCGGGCGGACGCGCACCAAGGACTTCGGGTCGCCGATCTGGCGTGCAAAGTTTGTCAGCAAGACGTTGAGCCCGAACGCGCTCGATCGTTGGCGGGCATTGCTCGAGCTGGCCCAGGTCGACCAGATCGCCTTTACGGCGTGGCCGCTGTCACGCACACGTCCGGCCAAGCATCCCGGCTCGGCGGTCCTGCCCACCGGAACGCTGTTCGAGATCGGCGCCAACAACAAATCAGCCCGGTTCGCTGGGCTGACTGGCATCACCCTCTCGGTCGGTGACTTCGTTCAGCTCGGGGCCAACCTGTATCGCATGGCTGAGCCGGCGACAGCGGTGTCCGGCACGACGCCACTTGCCGAGCTGCGCCCGCATTTCTGGCCCGGCACCGTGACCGGGCAGGTCGTGAAAATCTACCGGCCCGCATGCCTCATGGTCATCGATCCGGGCTCCGTTCAGTCGGAAGCCGATCCACGCACCGGACGCGGCTCCATCAGCTTCAGCGCCATCGAAAGCCGCGGATAACCCATGCTTCCAATGTCTCCTGAGAACCAGGCTGCTCTGGCGGCCCGGCGATTGCTGCCGCGCGACTTCCTGACCATCACGGCACGCGACCGCACTTCCGGCGCTCCGGTGACGGTCGGGTTCTGGTCTGACCTGTCGACGGTCGCGGCCTTCGTCATCGACCCGGAAACCGGTCTGGCGGCCAGCCGAAGCTTTTACGGCGCTGGCGGGCTCATCCAGATCAGCGACATCGTCGCGGCCTCCGATCTGGCGGTGCAGAACGTCACCATCACCATGTCGCAGCTCGATGAGCAGGTTGAGCAGGCGGTGCGCCTCTACGACATCAAACAGGCGCGGGTCGAGATCCACACGGGACTGCTCGATCCGGACACGCGCCTCATGGTCGCGCCGGGCGACTGCGTATGGGTCGGCTTTGTCGACGAGCTGCGCATCCTGACGCCGTCCGAAGGCGAGGTCGGGAGTGTCACGCTGACCTGCGCCAGCCACCTGCAGGAACTGCTTCGCTCCAACCCGGCGACGCGCAGCCACGAAGACCAGATGCTTCGCGATCCGACCGACGACTTCTTCGTGGATGCGGCGGTGGTCGGCGACTGGGATCACCAGTGGGGTCAGGTGCAAGGCAAGGTCGAAGCGAAGAAAGGGATTTTTGGATGGGGCAACCTGTTCGGCTTCCTGTAGTCCGCGCGGCCGGCGAGGCCGATGCGCTTTTGCTGGTGCGGCTGCTGCGCGATGCACACGCCGCGGCAGGCTTGCCCTTCGCCTTCAGCGCGCCGCACGCGCTGGCGTTGATCCGGCGTCATCTGTCGTTGCCGGGTCATCTCGCGCTTGTGCTCGAGGCGGGCCGGCCGTCTGGCGTGCTGCTGGCGACGGCGCAGGAGCATCCGTTCGCGGCGGTTCGGTACGCCAGCGAAACCGTGTGGTGGATCGCGCCTGAGGCTCGTGGGATGGGCGCCAGCGCGATGCTTGAGGCCTTCGAAACGTGGGCGATGGGGCAGGGCTGCGCCTTCGCCGGCATGGCCGCGCTCAATGCCGCGCCGCGCGCCGGGCTCATCTATCAGCGCCGCGGCTACCGACCGATCGAGACCCACTTCATCAAGCATTTGGCGCCGGCCAAGTCTGAGTAGCGAGACCCACACATGGCTGTTTTTACCGCAATCGGCACGGCCGTTGCGACGAGCGTCCTAGGTGCGGCTGCCGCAGGGACGGCCGGCTTCACCCTCATGGCCGGCCTCACAGCGGCGGGGCTGCAGATCGCGGGCGGCGTGGTGGTCAACCTCGTCGCCAAGGCGATGTCTGGCGATGCGCAGAAGTCGCGCTTCGGCGTGCAGGGCACCGTGCAGGGCGGCGACGACGTTCCACGCTCGATCAATTTCGGCTGGAACAGCACGGCCGGCTCGCTGGTCTATCAGAACGAATGGGCGGAGGCTGGAGAGTCACCGAACAGCCGTTCCAGTCGCGTCATCGCGCTTGGCGACTACCCGATCCGCGAGCTGCGCCGGGGCAAGGTCTACGGCCTGCCGGTCACGCTCGCGACGGCCGCACACCCGACCTACGGCTTCCCGGTCCTCGAATATCGCAAGGGCGGGAAAGACCACCTCTGGTTCAAGTTCTACGACGGCACGCAGACTGCCGCGGACCCGATGCTGGTCAACAAGGTCTCGTCGGCGAAGCGGCCGTGGGGAGCGACCCGCGTTGGCCGTGGGGTGCCGTATGTGATCGCCACCAGCCTCGCGCCGGTCACCTCGGACGGCGAGGACAAGCCGCTGTTCAACGGCTTTCCGACGTTTGAGTTCGAGACCTTCGGCGCCAGGCTCTACGATATCTCGAAGGACAGTACGGCCGGCGGTTCCGGCCCGCAGCGCTGGGACGATCCCTCCACGTGGGGCGGCGACGGTGACTTCCTGCCGACGGTCCAAATCCACAACCTGCTGCGCGGCATCCGCTTTAAGGGCCAGTGGCTCTACGGCCTGCAGCGCACGACGCCAGCCCAGTTGCCGGCCGCACACTGGATCGCCCAGATCAACAAGTCGCGGGCGAGCGTTGAGGGCGTCGACGGAGACGAGCCGCGGTTTCGGGCCGGCGGCGAAATTCAGGTCGGGGCGCCGATCAAGACGACGATCGAGGCGCAGCTGGCCACCTGCAACGGCCGGCTCGTCGAGATGGGTTCGACCTATTGGCTGTACGTCGGTGAGCCGGAAGAGCCGGTCATGGCGGTCACGGACGCCGATATCTTTTCCACCGAAGAGCAGACCTTCACGCCGTTCTACGGCCTCGCCAGCACCGTCAACGGCATCACGGCGACCTATCCGAACCCGAACGAAGGCTGGAAAGCCAAGACGGCAAAGCCGCTCCTGCGCCCTGATCTCGAGGCGAGGGACGGTAACCGCCGCCTGCTGGCCAGCGTCGTGCTCGACCTCGTGCCGTATGCGGGGCAGGTACAGCGGCTGATGAAGTCGTCGCTGGCCGAGGCACTTCGCGCGCGTCGGCATACGATCGTTGTGGGGCCGGAATTCCGACGCCTGATCGTTGGCGAGACCATCCGCTGGTCGAGCGCGCGCAATGGCTACGTCGACAAGCTGTTCCGCGTCGACGGTCGCGTCCTCAAATCGAACCTCGACGTCATCCTTGACATCACCGAGGTTGACCCTAGCGACTACGATTGGGATTTCGACGCCGACTATTCGCCGGTAATCGATGGCCCGCTCGAGCTTGTCGGTCCGGCACCGATCCCCATGCAGGGCTGGCAGGTGTTTCCGGCTCTGGATGGTGCGCAGAAACCGACGATCGAGGTTTGGTTCGCGTCCGGTATGTCTGGCGTGCGCTTCGTGCGTGTGCAGGTGCGAAACCCTGGCGAAACGCTTTGCGTGTTCGACGGCACCATTCCGTACGGAAATCCCTGGCGGACTCGCCTCGCCGGGCAATTCGGCTCGAAGAAAGCCTACGAGGTGCGCGGCATCTTCGTTGTTGAGGGCGACGGTTACGCCGACTGGTCGGATTGGTTTGCGGTCACGACGTATGAAGTGCCCGAGGTCGATATCCCGCCGATCGAAGTCACCATGCTTGGTCAGGAGCTGGCGGCGACGCATGGCTACGTCACGGGCACGAGCGCCGCGAGCATCTCCGCGCAGTTCGCGCAGGCCGAAGACGACCGCGAGACCGCCGCGCTGGCGTTCCTCGATGCGAATGCCACCTCGCGCGAGCGGATCGACATCGTCACCGTGCAGAAGGATGCGGCGGTCGCGGGGGTGATCGAGGTCAGGCAGGCTGTTGTCGATACCAACGCGGCGATGGCATCGCTTGAGACGCAGGTGATTGCAGCGATCGGTGAGAACCTCGCCGACGGCTATGTGTCGATGACTGCAGAGGTGAACGAGGCGGCATCTACGTCCACGGTGCTGTTCGGCGCCA